GACTATTTGAAACGCCGCCATCTTGCGTATTTTGGCTCTTACGACCAGTTGTGAAGCTAAACTTATCCGCCACAACTTCTGTTACATATTTTCTGCCGCCTGAATTATCTTCGTAGCTGCGTGTTTGGATTCTTCCGACGACTAGAATTTCGTCACCTTTTCTGAAGTAGTTAGCAACTGTTTCAGCGGTTTTCCCCCAGAACACGATGTTCACCCAATCTGTTTCTTTTTCTCCATTGGCGTTCTTAAAATCACGATCCACAGCAATACTTGTTGTGCCCACTGCTTTACCACTTTGCGTGTATTTAAGGTCGATGTCCTTGCCTAGTTTTCCTTGTAAAGTTACGTTGTTAATCATTTCGTTTCCTCCAATTCATTTTCAATCGTTCTAATACCTTGAATTATTTCGATTGCTTCAACAAGATTCCTAGCTACTCCATTGAGACAACCTTTCCGATTTTTATCTAAAAGGAATTCTTTTTGCTCTTGTTTTAATTTTCCTTTCGGCATTTTGATTTCTATAAAGAAAATCCTTTTGTCATCTTTCCGAAATCCGAACAAATCAGGGAATCCTTTTTCAAGATTCATTTGCTTATGACTAGCTCGTTTGACTGGGCCTGTATCAACTTTCCAGCAATCATGCCCGATTACCTTGAGTGAATTTCTGATTTGCTTTTGTAAATCTAATTCATTCAGAATAGTTTCATCCCTTTCAAGTATCGTTGTGCGATCTGTTCTCTAGTTTCATTGCCATTTAAGAATGGATAGCCTTGTGCTTTTTCTTCCTCAGCTATTTCGATTGCCAACCACTTAGCTTCTTCTGCGTTCGCTGGCATATTTTTTTCTTGGAACACTTTTACTTGATGCTCCAATATTTTGACTAAGTCCGATCGCACAAGGCCGTTTTCTTGGAAGATAGCCAGATATGTTTTTCCGTCCATCTAACCTCTCCATTCGTCAAAGTCTACTGAGAAATCCATAAACTTCTTGTCGAAGATAAATGGCGCAACTCCTGTCATGCCTTCCCTATTTTTCGCTACATCACATCGAATCTTTCGGCTGTCTTTATCGTCAGCTGAAAGCAAGAGTGTGACATTCGCATCTTGTTCTAAGGATCCAGACTCTTTCAAATCACTGAGCATTGGCCGCTTGTCTTGTCGTTGCTCGACTGCCCTGCTTAACTGAGCTAGTAACACAATGGTGATTCCGTAGTCTGTTGTGAGCTTCTTCAACTCTCGTGTGACTTCGTTCATCACTTGACGCTCATTTTTGCGAGTGTCGTTAACTGTGATCAACCCTGCGTAGTCTACAAACACGACATACTTCTTATCACTCAAACGCTGCTTAATTGCGTATTTAATATCGTTCAAGTTTGAGTACTCGGATGTATAGACACGTAAATCGAATGTATTTTTCATTTCCTCATAAGCTTTGCGTGCCTTGATTTTATTTTCCTGCGACAGCTTATCCTTACCCACGAATAGAAGTGAGTTGATATGTGTCTCTTTTGAAACCAGTCGAGTCATTAACTCGTTTTGACCCATTTCGAAAGTGAAAAAGTCGCACTGAACATTTTCGTTATCTGTAAATAATTTGTGCATGATGTTTAAAGCAAACGCCGTTTTCCCTGTAGCTGGTCTCCCTGCTAAGACAATCAACTTGCCACCAGTTAGCCCACCACCAAGAAATGCATCCAGCGGTTTGTATGTCGTTAGAACATCGCTTGGCTTATCCAAGTTCTCCGAAAATTCAGAGAATGCTTTGTCCAACTTGCCATCAGACTTAATATGGTTCACGTCACGCTTTTCTTCTAGCAAGCGTGTTAACTTATCGCCATCTGTCTTAGAAAGCGTCTCAGCGTATTTTATGGACGCAGAATGCAACTTGCGATCAAGATAATCATTGTGTATGATTCGTGCTAGTTCTCTTTCGATTCCAAGCTGATTCGCAGAATTCTTCAAGATGTCTAATTCATCTACTGTCCCCGCTTTAAAGTAATCAATGGTTCGCATTTCTCGATGGACCTGTTCGGTGGTGTATATCATTCCTCGCAGTCTAGTCATTGACTCTACAATCAATTTGCACTGAGGACTTTCAAACCATTCCGAATCAATATCAATGTTGGTAATGATTGATGGATTGTTGAGCATTTCAGCCACAAGTTTTAACTCATTGTTCATAGGCTTCAGACAACCTCCTTTGCGATTCAGCAATTTCATCAGAGATTGAAGAATTAACTTGTGGACGATACTCATTCAAATAATCATCAAACTTATTTCCAAAGAGTGTTGCTGGTCTTAGGTACTTATTCATTTCTTGGTTGTTCAACCATTGTTTTGTTTTCACATCAATTACTTTTTTGAAATCATCTAGTCGTTGACCTTCATTCCATCTTGCTTTGATCATGTCTTTCCATTTCTGAGTAACTTTGAATGATTTACTTGTTGCTTCGTTCAAGTATTTGATGATTTCGCTATATGGTATTTTCTCTTTATCTATATCTCTTTCTTTATCTAATTCTTTATCTATATCTGTTGCGTTACTCGCCGTTACTTCCGCGTTACCACTAACGTTAGCGCTAACGTTACCTAACGTTAGTTGTCTTTGTTTCTCTTTGTGCCTTGCCTGACGTATTCTATTCTGTTCCCTTACCTTTTCCAAACCCTCAATAGACTGGTATTCTTCCCAATTTTTGATAAACAAAATATCTTGATATCTTGTTATCATTGAGTATTTTTCAAGAGTAATTAAGGCAAATTGAACAAATTCAATATTGAAATCAAAGTCTGCAGCTAAGTCTTCCTCTTGATAAGGCATAGTATCCGTTAGGAAGATTCCTCCGCTTTGGTTGCTCTCTCCTGCTCTAGCTAAGAGGAATACCCAAAACAAGATAACCTTGTCGCCTTCTGGAAGCTTTCTGATACGCTTAATTTTTTTGTTGTCTGGCAAACCAGTGCTAAGCTTAATCCAACTTATTTCAGCCAAGTTCTTAACCTCCGATCCTCAACTTTTTAATCTCGTCTTGATTCAGTTTGATACCAATAACGTGATACTTGTTCTTAAACTCTGTAATTCCTATTTGATGCTTCTCGGTATGATGGAGTCTGCAAAGTGCTGCAAAAGTAAATTCTGTGTGATCTACTTCTTTCCGCTTTCGTCTTCCTAAAGCTTTGTCAAAGTGATCGATGTCAGCGTTCTTTTTACCGCAAATGCAGCAGGTCCTGTTTGTCACACATTTATAGAAAAAGTACTGTTCGTTTTGTGGCGGAATCTCATAACCTTCACGAAACGGAATGTCATTTGCGAAGATGAAATCTAGGATCAATTCATCTAATGTTGAAACTTCATCGACTGTGTTCTCCGATTTATTTGACAAGCTAATGTTCTTCCCTGTGAAGTATCGAAATTGCCAATAGAACACGTCTTTAAGGCTCTCTAATGGCTCGCCAGTGTAAATATATATGTCTTGCATTAAAGCGAATGTGAAGCGTCTCTGCTCGACTGTGAACCCTCGTGGGTCTTTGATGAATATTTCCGCTTGTCGCTCGCCGTCATATCCATCAAAGATTGTTTTGAGTCGTTCGATGTTTAGCGACTCTTTGAGTTGTAAAGTGACTTTGTCTCCATCGACATTTGTTATTTTTGCTAGATACGAAAGATTGTTCATTCAAATCACTTCTTGCCTTGATAGTATTTTTCCAGTTCATTCAGATATCTAGTCAATGTCCCGAGTTGTTCTGTGTTAACCTTGCTGATATCTACTGAGTAACCAATTTTCTTTTCCGTAATCTGGTCAAAGAAATTTTTGCTTTCAAGTTTAGCCATCTTAGCAATTTCATCAGATCGTTTTTGCAAAGCTTCTTGTTGCGATTTTGTAATTGGCTTAGGTGTTGCTTGCTTAACTTGCTCGGTATATTCATCCGAATCTGCATCCTTGGTATCATCAATCTGATAAAGTCCGTTCATTGCATATTTACGGGCATAAGATGAAGCTGTTCCTGTTATTTGAGATTCATCCATTCCCTTTTTAGCCAGTGGTTCTCTAGCGTAAGCTGTTGCGATTTCTTCTTCCCCTGTTTTTACATCTTTGATAGATGCGGTCGCTTTAATGTAATGCCAATCGCCTATCATAACTGGTTCATCAGAAAGTTTAGGTACCAAGCCGTAATTGTTTGCCAGCGGCTTTACTGCTTCCAGAATATCTTCGGCACTTCTATAGTTGTATTTACCAAAATTATTTCTTTGACTCTTGGGAGCTTTCAATTCTGTTATCAAAAGAGATACTCTCTCTAGAAATGTTCGTTCTTTATCGCTCACTTAAATTCCTCCAGTCTTTGATCTAACCAATCTTCTCCACTAACAATCTTTAATTCATTCATAAGTAATGACGATGGTCCGAATTCCTCAATCATGCTTAGAAAGTTTTCTTGCTGTAAAACAAACTTAGTACGTGTCAGTCCGGTCTTTCTGTAGCCTATAAACAACCAGTCCGCTGAGTGAACGGGCGTTTCGTTGTCGTCTTCGTTCCAATGCGCCGATGGATCAACTTCTTCTTGTGATTCCTCAGAATGGATATTTGGGAATACATGGCTGCATTCGTCTTGCATCAGGTTGTCGTAATCTGTTGCGATATAATCTGACATCTTCCCACTCCTCTTTATTTGTGGTAAACTTAGGTAAATATTTTTTGTTTTCTGACTGACTATAGCTTGCCGGCTAGTCGGTCTTTTTTGTCTTTCACAAGAAATTTAGTTAAATGCTGTAGAAGTGTAAAAATTTGAAAATCATTTAAATAGATGGCCACTGTTTCTTTGTCTTGCTCGTTTTGAACAATCAGCATTAAATCAGCATCCAATTTGTGTAATGATAATTCAGAATGGTTTCTCTGAATGCTGTCTTTGATTCTTATAATTTCAGTCAATTTGAATTCACCTCAAAATCCTAATAAGTAAGATAAGTAAAGTAATGCAAAAGAAATTGCTACTCCGACAAGCCCCGCTAAAAAGATTAGAAGAATCTGAATTCCCAAATGCAAGTCACTGTTTGTTAGTTTTGCTATTGCCAGAGAGATACATAATTGTGGTGGCACATATCCTAGCAAGAGGTACAAGACAGTTTCTAGTACTTCCATTTATAACCCTCTCCATTTCTTCATTCGCTCAATATTCTGCTTTGCTAAAATAAATGGTTTCTCATATTTATAACCACGATCAGCAATGATTTTTCCGATACGTAGCGCTTCAGCTCTAGTCATGCTACTTAACCCCCATAATCCAAATCAGTGTTAACAAAAGTACAATGTTTAAACCAATACTCAAATATGAAATCGCTTGAAGTTGTCGTGCTTTGTAAAAGTGATTTCTATTTAGACTGGCTAACCATTTTTTATTCATTCCTTCACTCCTTTACTAGCTCGTAATCGTCAGGTTTGTAAGCCCAATACCTCCACTCACCGTTCATGCTGCAATGTACTCCGACGGCCTCGCCTACATATACTTCTTTTACATCATAAATTTTCCCTATATGTTCTTCTCCACCTATATATCCACCGTCCGTTATTATCCGAATGCAATCACCGACTTTGACTTTTGAAAAATACCTTTTAACCAAATCCAATACTTCGCCTTCCGTGTGGACTGTGTGTGTTGTGGTGCCGTCTGTGAATGTTACTGTTATCATTTCCCCAACTCCCCTACTTTTTGATCCGTATACTGCCGTAACTCGCTCACACGCTGTTCTAGCTGCTCCTTGTCGTTTTGCACCGTGTTCAACTGTTGGCGCAAGCTATCGGCTTCCTGTTGCTTTGTAGCGATCTCCTGTTGCTTTTGCTCGATTTCTCGTTGCTTGGCTTCAATTTCCTTCTGCTTATCCGATTTGATTTGCTCAATTTCGGCTTTCAGCTGCTCCTGTGTGCGAGTGTTGTTGGATAGCTGTGATTCGAGTTCTGACACACGTTGCGATTTGGTTTGTCCGTATTGTAGGACTGTGTTGAAGTTTGCCTTGATCGTGTCCAAATCCTGAAATGCGTTGCTTGCCGCGTAGCCGATAACTCCGCTACCTAGTGCTAGTCCGATGATTGCTGTTGTTTTTGCTAATTTGTTTTTCAATGTGTTTGCTCCTTTGGTATAATTTACTTTGATCAAAACTCTGTTGCTACATTTATTTTGGATCCTAAACTTAAGTTAATTTCATCCATAGATGAACCATAGCTAAGTATTCCTTCACCCGTCTGCGGATCATATTCTATTTTCGATTCTGGATGTTTGCGTTTAGTCTGCTCCTTGCTACTCACAATAGTTTGGAGCATTTTTCCTATTTCTTCTGGAGTTGCTTTGATTGTGATTTCCATTTTGGTTCCTCCTCCTATTCATTCGGGAAACTAGCAAATAGTCTTTTCAAAAAAGGTCTTATTTTTTCAGCATCAACAATCCATTTTTCTGAACGTATGGATCATTAATGATATGTTCCATGATCCATTTTCTTTCGTGTCTCGTAATTTCTTCCAAATCTGGAATTGTAAGCCATTCTGGTTTCAAACGTTCATCATACAATTGCTGCAAATATTCTTTGGCAAACTTCTCAAGCCAATCATTATCCGCAACGATTTCAATTCGAGGTTGTTCAATCATTACTTGCCCTCCCCGTTCGAATTCTTCATTTTTTCTAATTCAGCGAGTGATATCCCTAGATCGTCAGCGATAATTTGGCGATACTTTCTAGCATTTT